GGCTACAAGGGCGTAGAATATTTTGGAATTGAACCAAACTCTAAGATGCTTATAAGACACCTTCTGACCACCAGCCAGCCATATTCCAAAGTAGAGCAGGTAGGACTTGAACCTACGATAACCGAATTATGAGTTCGGGGCCTTGACCAACTTGGCTACTGCTCCATGAGTTTTATTCTTTATTTAAAACTCTAAAAGCATCGCCTGTTTCTTCATCTTCAAAGTCCCAAACAAATGCATCAATAAAGTCTGGCTTCTCCCAATAAGGTATTCCATCTTCATCATAATCATTCCACCCGTCACCGCTCATATCAAAATCCCATTTATATACAGTGCCAAACTTATTATATAGTGGCCATGTCATTCGCCAAACAAAAGAATAAAATTGATACATCATTCCTAAATCTTTTGATTCATCTAAATATGAAATACGAAGTATTGCCCAGCCTGCTACATCTCCAAATAAATCTGCAACCCATCTTAATGGTGGACGGGATTTATTAATTCTAACGGTGTCTTCAAATAAATTACTCATGATACTAAAACTCCTAATAAAATACCTATAATAAATGAAAGTATGGCAACTGGCCAATAATATGTTTTTCTAAGATGATCTATTATTATGTCTTTTACAATATCAGAAGGTATTTCAATTTCATATCCTTCATTATCTAAATCATCAAATCTGTATGATTTCATTTATGCTCCTTCATGTGTCTAGACAATGCATCGTGACCAAATATTCCCCAACGCAATTCGATTTCTTTTTTACACGTGCTGCATATGACTACTCTATTCCCTGTCATTTTTACCATATTTCATTTGAATATAACAAACAACCCACCCTGCTATCATAGCAGCAATGAGCCAAAAGGGGTGTAAATAAGTAACATTCATATAATCATTATATCTTATGCTAATTCAAAAGTCAAGTATAATGGTATACATGATACAAGATGATAAGTTTTTTGAAAGACCTGAAAACTGGAAAACATTAAACCCTAATATTATTTATAATAATAGAATGCTTAAGGTTTTTGAAAATGCAAAACCAAGAGAAGATGGAAGAAAAGGCGAAGGTTTTTGGAAGGACGATTATTTGTATACAACAAATGTTCATACCAATCATAAAAATTTTAAAATACAATATAAATTAAATAAAGACGGCTTTAGATCTAACAATTTTAAAAATATAGATAAAAATAAATATACAGTACTTTTTACAGGATGTTCAGTTACATTTGGACAAGACCTACCTGAGGAAATGCTTTGGACTGAATTAGTTGCAAAAGAATTATCTAAAAAATATAATATTGATTATTATAATTTAGGTATTATGGGTTCATCTATAATGCTTTGCATAAAAAATATATCTGCTTTTATTAATATATACGGAATGCCAGATTTAATAATAATGTTAGTTCCAGATACTTTTAGAACAATATCTTACGATCCAGTTGAAGATTGCTATATAGATTTAACACCTAGAACTAAAGAAGGAAAACTTTCAATGGAACAAATGATGCCAGAAAATATATTTTTGCAAAGTATTATAAATATAAATTTGTTGCAAAATTTATGTAATGTTTCTGGATCTAAATTTTTATTTTCTGCTTATGATAAAATGACACAAAATATTTTTGATAAATTTTCTGTTGAACTTCCATCATTTTTTAAATCGGAATGCCTAATAAATGATGAATTAAATTTAAGAGAAAATGATGTTCAATATTGGGACAAGGCTGCAGATAGAAAACATCCTGGCGGAGGATGGCATGAATTATTTGCTGAAAGAGTTTTAAAAATTTTAAAGGATAACATATGAAACTTAATATAAGCAAAGATATAGAAAACAATATTTCATTTTTTGATTTTTCACAATTTTGTACTGAAAGAATGGGCGGATCATTATTAAGAAGAAAAGGAAAATGGGTAGATGATTATTATTACACTATGAGTGAAAATGTTAGCGATGTAATATATAAAATAAATAAAGAAGGTTTTAGAACAAATAACTTTAAAAAAGTTGAAAAAGGCAATAATAAATTAACTATACTATCATCAGGATGTTCGTTTGGTTTTGGTCAAGACATGCCAGAAGAATTTAGATATTCTAATGTAGTTGCAGAAAGTTTAAGAGATAAATATGATGTTGAAGAATATAATGTTTCATTGATGAGTGCCTCTATTCACTTAATAACAAAAAATGTATGCACATTTTTTAATAAATACGGATATCCAGATGTTTTATTAATTACTTTTCCAGATATGCACAGAGGTTTTCATTTTGATTTAGAGCAGTCACGTTTTATAGAAACCAATTTATATACTATTGCAGCACGTGGTTGGATTAAAGAAACATTAGAATCATGGAAAAAAAATTATCTGCCTCATCATAATTTAGTTATATACACAACAATGATTCATATGCTTGACCAAATATGTAAAGCAAATAATGTTTTATTTTTGTGGACTTTTTGGGAAAATGGAACAAGAGATACTTTTGAGTTTTTTTCTAAATCATATGATTCGTATTTTGAATTAGATACTATGTGGCCACAAACATTGTCAAAAGATTATGGAAATCATGATATAAAGTATTGGGGCAAGGCTGGAGATAACAATCATCCAGGTGGCGGATGGAATAAAGAAGTAGCGGACAAAATGCTTCAATTAATAAATTCAAAATTAAAGATTTAAAGTTCGGCGGTAAATAGAAATATCAAACCTATTTATGACCTATACGGTCAATAAGGTTTAGTATCTAGTTACACTGCCCACATGGACATTTCCAATTAACTGATTCAATGTTTAATATGTGATCAATCAGAGAGGTTAGGCCTGTTTTGTTTTTCCAGTTATCATCATCTAGACCATTTTTCGCAAGGAATTCATAGATAATCTTAATATGATCAATCATGTTATCCTTATTCAATACATCTATGTCTAGTTTAAAGTCTAAACTATCGCTTAAGGCATCAAATACTAGGTTTGATACGTTCTTATCATTAATACCGATAAGGACATGTTCGTAATCTGGTTTGGTATCAGAATCTACATTTAAAACCACAAAAGACTGCATTGGAACATGTGGGATTTCAAATCTCTGTCGTAATAGTTCTCCAATCATGGATGCTAAATCGCTATTTGTTACACAAACTACTTTCATTCTATCTCCTTTATAACTGGATCAAGCCTATCCCAATGACCAGCAGGATTACCTTGATAGACTTGTCCTGTTTCTCTATCTATTAAGAGCCATTTGGTAGGTGCTTTTGTTTTTATCAAAAGTTCGACGGGATAGGGAAGTTCTTCGTAATCCCTATGAGGCCTATTACCCAATAAACACACTCCATAGTACAGTAAAGACAACCATACCTAGGATAATATACCCTAGAGCCTTGATACTTTCATTTGCTTTCTTATCGTTCATAATTACCCCATATACATATAAATGAAATGTTTCTTACATACATCGACGATAACGCCAGTATCTTTATCTGGTTGAGTAAACTCTGGTTTGTTATCACAGTAATAACATTTCAATGTTTCAATCATATTTCCATTATACACTAACCATGAATATACCATGATGGCGGTTCTTCGTCTATAGATAAGGCCTCAACAATATCCCCCGCCAATTTCTTAGATAGAGCATCCTTATGTTTGCCCTTAAGGTGCTCATGAATAATCTCAGATATGATATCTATTTTGGATTCATCAGATAACATTATTCAAGCACCACATCTGGATCATTGATATAGAAAAATATAAGTTGCATATAGTCCCCATCCTTAAATATTTTCTCTGGTCTCCAATGCCACTGAGATCTTGAGTCAAATGCTATGGCTTCATTATCTTTTAATTGATACTCTATATCATCAATTACTATTGGCCAATCTACGTTTGATTCTAGTTGATAGTCGAATGTTAATTTAACATTTTTTGGATCTTTATGTGGTGGAAGATTAGGGTTTGTTATTTTGTTATTATATTCTATCCAAGTAACAGGACCTAGTTCGTAATCCCCTAATGTATTTAAATAGTTTTGTATCTTATCTAGGATTTTAGGATCAATAATATAGTTTAGATATAAGTCATCTCTGCCTCTGTCAATTTGATGAATTGTTTTACCCACCAGTTTAAGGTGAGAGTTATCCTTGATTGTTTGTTTTATGGATGCAATTTCTTCATCTGTAAAAACATCTTTAAACACTATATTTTGCATCTAACCACCCCTGAATAGTTAGTTTACCATGATATTTAGCCTTATAAAAATCTTACTGTTATTTTATAAGTGGAGTAAAGTGGAGCATAGTGGAGAGTAATGGGTGATGGAGCGCTTTTTAAGGCGGGGATCGTAATGCGCTGACAAACCATCCTATCTATCAAACCATATATCCCCAAACCCTTATATCATATATGCCCCATATCTGTCAAACCATGTATAAAAGGTTTGGCATTATACATGCAAAACCATGGTTTGTCAAGTGTCTTCGTAAAGGAATTTGCATGAAAATTGCCAAAAAATAAAATAAATCCGAAATAATCCGAAATAAGATTTAAAAGGTTTGAAAATGTTTTAAAACCAGAAAATATGGTTTGTTATTGACTATTAGGGGTATTAGTGGTATGATCGTAATCTTTTTTATTCCCCGCCTCATGGGCCGTCCTCCAGGCATCCCTGTCAAAATCGAGCGGGGTAAAGGAAAAGTACTTAGACAAACCAATCATATGAGTAAAGGCTACAAAGGCATTAGATAAAGACCTATCATGATCTTTTGCTTGGTTTGGATACTTCATTCTATAAAAGTGTCTGGCCATACAAACTATCATAACACAATTTATTATGGTTTGGCCATAAAATGGTTTGGATCGTAATCTGGGAAAAATGGTTTGATATCGTAATGGTTTGATAACCTGAAAATACTGACCGACCCGTTTCAGGGCTTATGCAAGTGGACCCAGGATTTCATCTAAAGTTTTGAAACCCTTATCTTTTACTTCAAGGCTTTCTAAAAATAAATCCCATGTTTCATTTACATAGTTAGTTGCCATATCAGTGGCAGGAACAATTTCTTGTGAGATAGCAAATGCTAATGGCAAACCAATGTCATTGTACTCTATGAAGTCAGAGAAGTCAACATCACCTTTATAGTTACACCATAAATCTCCCAAGATGTTACACTTATCAGAAAAGTCTGTATTGGTATTGCTCATTGTATTTCTCCTCTTTGTGGTATTGTGCGCTTTGGGCTATTGTGATAAGTCTGTTGTAGGAAACTGTTGGTGCTATTACTGCCAAATACTCACCAACCTGTTCGATGTCAAGGCGCAGGTCAGAAACAAGGGCAGAAAGTCGCATGGCAACTTTTTCCTCGTCAGTTAGTCTGTGTCGTCTAATCATAGTTCTCCTATCATCATTGTATCAAAAAGAAAGGGGGAGCGCAAGCCCACGACAAACATGCGCTCCCGTAGAGGGGACCCAACCCTCTTTATGATGTGACCGTCGTCACAAGATTATGGTAGTTAATAAAATCTTGTATAGAATGTGTCCCAGTGTCATCAGTTACAGTCTTATTAATTAAGTCGATTAGTACGGGGTGGTCCATAAATCCAAGGTCGTTAGGATTGCAGGCATAAATTCCATACCCAGTCTCATCCATAATACTATCCTTAATTAGATAACTTACAGCCATACGTACGTAGTATGACTCATCGCCAAGACGTGGTGCTGCATGCTGCAAGGCTGCTGCCAGGTCTTCATACATGGAGTACTCGCCCCAATGGCTGTATAAGGCAACTGCCTGGTCCTCTGATTGCTTAAAAACGAATGTACAACGTGCTCCCATTATAGGGTCCTTTCGGTAGTAGGGTTTTCTTCCATGATATCAAATTCTAGGTCTAATATCAACTGCTCATACATTATTCTATCCTATTACAAATAACTGAGAGTTCATCCATTACGAATTCCCAAGCGTTCTCGTCATCAATATGGTCTCCTTCTAGTTCTGTAGTAAAGTTCATATAGATCCCAGAAGGCTCGTGAATGATTTCTACCTCATATGTTTTAGTTTCTTCCATTGTCTTCCCTTTCTGCTATAGCGAATGATAATTGATAAGTTAGAGAATATACGTGAGATAAAGCGTCTAACTGTCCCTGCCAATATGTGCGGTCCATGGAATCCATAGCCTCCCCAGATTGGTTCTCTGCTTCTTGTGCTAATTCCAGTTGCTCTTCAGCCTCTTTCATAAGCCATTTGAGTTCACCGTGCATGATGTCAAGGCCACTGCTGCCAATGTCTACTTGCTTTTGTAGATTATCAGTTAGTTCCATTTTCTTCCTCCTTTTCCATTATTACAGCAATTATATGGCTAATACCAGTTGCTTGTCCACTTATAAAGTTATATTCAATATCTAATTCAGCAAAGTCTTTTGAGGCAGGGTCTAACTCATCCATTTTATTAGATAATACTTCTAGGTCCTGATTCAAAGACTGCATATGTAATTGAAGATAGTTTTTTATATAATCAATCATTGATGTTCCTCTCTGTGCTCCTCGCATGGTTCGTCTGCTTCATTATACCCACACGAAGGGCATGTGTCAAAATCACATTCTTCACAGTATGGTGTTTCTTCCTCAGCATGGTCACATTCTCTACATTTCCAACCGTATGATTCGTGTGATTCTTCCATACCAGCAACAATTATAGTCTCGCCACCCCAACCTGTTTCTTCTTCATAAGATAAGGTAAACTTTATATTAGGATATTGCTCTGACAACGTATGAATAATAGGATGTGGTGGAGACCAAGCGGTATTGAATTTATAACCAATAGAACTATCGCTTTCATCTGTTATCTCAGTATCTGAATACTCTCTATCATCATGAACAGCAACGTCCCATTTAGTTCCCCAATGGCGTACATTCCAGTCGTACCAATGATTACCCTCAAACTTCAATGCTTCTGCTAATGGTAATGAGTGGTCAGGTTGTTTGATGTACTCTTCTTCAGATACACCGTCTTGAATATGGTTATAGATGTTATGAAATGCAAATATAGGATTTGAATATGTTGTTTCTGTCAATTCCATTTGCCCAGTCTCAGGATTCCATTGGTCGTGAACCTTAGTGAATGGTTTATTGAGTTGTTGTTTTAGTTTTGATATCTCATCTACAGGTCCCTCCGCAGATAGATAGTTATAACACCAATTTGGCATTGTGGGTCCTTTCTATTAGGTCTTGTATTATTCTAGCAAATTATCAAGGGGATGTCAAACACGTCCCTCTGCTAATAATCCTAGTAATAAATCTTCTAGATCTCTAAGAACTGCTTTGTCTTCCTCTGCAAACTTAGTATCCTTAATATGATGATGTAAAGAATAGTTTAAAACTGTAGCCATATTCTCTACCTGCTCAACTGTATATCCTAGCATTAATCCCTCACATATTCGTAGATAAGGTTGATAGCAAAATGAAGATTACAATCACAATCTCCACCATTCATGTTTTCTATAAAATCAAAATGAGAATAATTATCCTCATAGATTTTCATTATTAGTTCGTCCACATATAGTGGTGTTTTAGTTTGGGTCATAAATTTAGAATACCAAAATTTGGGGGAAAAGTCAAGTCCTACGTAATAAAAACATTAGATGATATTTTTAGTCGGCCACTTTTTTGATCTTTTGTCAAATAAAAAATTGAGCAGTTTATACTCATGCTCAGGAGTTGAATTAGTTTATACTAATTCTAAAGTGTTGCGAACAACATTTAGCAAACGATTTTTTTCTGCTGTAATAGCAGGGTCAAAACCACTTGAACCCATTAGAATTGATTCAGTAAGACCACGCTTACCACCACGATACCAATCGATTCGTTCTGTAAGTGCGTTCCAAGCACCCCATGCTGTATTAGCAATCATGCCATTGAATTCACCTGTGTAAATATCATTGATTAGGTCAACTTTATTTGTCCACTTAGAAAGTGCGCCTTTCTTAGTTTCATCAGGTTTAGGATACGCAGCAAGAACAATATCATTGAATTGTTGTGCTGTGATTTCTTTTTCAATCATGAGTTTAGCCATGATAGAAAATTCGTCCATGTAGGCATTAGCAACAGCAAGAGCCTCACGAGCCTGTTGAACCTTACCCTCAGCAGATTGTGTGTGGCGAATCTTGAAAGATTGCTTGACACCATTCTTTTTCTTAGTGCGACCTAACGCAACAGCGAGAGTGTTAGCGCATACAACACGAACAGGTGTTACGCTTGCTTGAATAGCGATTGAGCCATCATGTGATGTATTGACAAGAAGATAAGTTTTGATTTTATCCGCTACGCCATTTGGGTCAAGAACAGTTTCACGCTCAAGAGCGAGAGAACCGAATACAACACGACCATTACGCAATGAACCAGCAGTTTCCCAACGACCTCCGCCATCAAGAATTGCGTCACCGAATGTGAATAGTTCTTCATTTTGTAGTGGGACATAACGCTCACCTACAACACCAAGAACATCAACTTGATTTGCTGTGAATGGATTATCACGCACAACATATTGATAAGATTTATCAGATGTAAGAGTAGATGGGATTTCTACATCTTCAAGACGAACATTCCAACCATCAAGGTTAGCGAGTTCTAACATTTTTTCAGTAGTAACTTCCTCCTGAAAAACAGTTCCTAAACCATGCCAAGCAGGTTCACGGAATGAAGCGAAAGAATTAGCAGATTCTAATTCATGAGCCATATTTATTTCCTTTCTATTTTTAGTTATTCTAATCTTAGCACAATGGGCTGACAAAATCAAGTCCTGAATTTGGGCGATTTGCTCGTAACTACGTAAAACGGACATTTAGTACAAAACGGGCCGACCACTTTTTGGAAGGGAGCAGTTTACGTGGACATGCTCAGGTCCCTTGCAGATCCCTGAAAGAAAGGATGAAAGAGGGATGCTGCGTACATTGCAGGGCCTTTCATGAACCCTGCAAATATTTAACACTCTTCTACAGAATTTACGTCCCAATCATGAATTTCAACATTACCGTGATATGTGTCAATTGAAACAACATCAAAGATAAATGAATCTAAATCAAAATCTTCGACCTCATTCATTGGAATATCAATTTGACCATTAATTGTTACGTTTGCAGTGAAATCAATTGTCTTCACTGGATTATGGCCAAGGATTTCACACAAATCATTTAAAATTTCTGCAGCCTCTGTATTTGGGTTATACCAGGATTCCTCAGTCATGTTATCGGTGATTCGACTAATTGTATAATTAAGTTCATCGATTTGTTTTTGCAATAAGCGCTTACGGTCCAGTTCCCATTCAAGGTCATTAACCTTGATAGTAGGAAATGATACTACATCATTTTCAATCTTCTTATAAGTTACAAGTTGATTTGCATTGTAGTGCTCAGGTACCAGTACTTCGTTAGTTGTCTCCATTTGTGATATCCTTTCCTAGTTCATCAAATTCTCTAATAGTATCAAGCATAACACCTAATTCTGATTCTGTCAATAATACATGGGTCACGAGTGTAGTTGTCATTGCTGAAAGTGCTGCGGAATACTCAAATAAAGCCCTAGCGAATTCCTCTGATGACATTTCGTCTTTGTGATGATAAATAGCAGAAGCCATGCTCATTATGATTTCATCATGAACCGCTTCTTGTGTTGCGTTTTGTAGTTCTAGCATTGTTGCTATCATTTTGTTTCCTTTCTTTCTATAATCTAATAATATCATTTTTAGGGCAGAAATACAAATCAAAGTCGTAAATAATCTCACATAATGGACTGTGATTTACATCACACGGATCGGCCCCAAAAAAAGGGGGGGTGGTCATAGCAGGGGCAATTGCGATTACACATTCAAAACCTGCTATGACAATCTCTCCAGGAATAACTACAAGGACCCTGCGATCACTTCATTGTTTAGTAGTGCTTATCAGGAGAGAAAAACTTTAAGCAGTTTTATTTCATGCTCAGGAAAGTAATTTTACAAGTATCTTGCGATAGCGTTGTAAGTAGAAGTAGAAACTACTTCCTCATCTGTCATCTTGAGAATACGAATTGCGTTCTCAATTTCCTCTTTCTGCTCACGATACTGCCACTCATGAATAGACACATAGTCTTTCTTGGGTTCATCAGGTAGCGTGATAGTTCCAGCAGGTAGAGAGAAAGATACTTGGATTTCGTTATTGTATCTCTTATGAGCAGATAAGTCCTCTGCCTTAGCAATTTTATCAAGTGCTAATTTAGCGACTTCCTTGTTCCAAGCCTTTACTGCCTTGTCGTGCTTTGCTTCGTTCGCCTCTTGTGAAGCGAAGTCTTTATTTAGTTTATCAAGTGCGCTTTCTAGTGCCTTGATAACCTTAGTTGTAGCGATTTTTACATTTATCGCTTTGCCATTTCTAGCCATTGGTGTTTCCTTTCTTTTTGGGTTTTTGGGTCTTACACTATCATAGCATTTCTACGATAGAAAATCAAGTGAGCAGTTTAGCCTCCACTTGCTCAGGTGGCGTTAGCGTTTGCTAAATTACTTTGCTGTCCAAGTAGTCCAGCGAGGTGTGCCATTGACATCAAGTTTGACACGAACAGAAGTTCCGTCTGTGTTTGGCTTGATTTCTGTGATAACGCCTGTCACCTTTGACTTCTGTGAGGTGTAGGTGTCGCCAACCTTGTATTGTGCGTTCTTTACTGCCATTTCTTTCTCCTTTATTAGTTGTTGTTATTACTTGTATTATTATGACATTTTTGAGAGATAATGTCAAGTCGAAACCTGACATTTCTCACATTTTGAGATTAGTAGGTTTTGACCATAGCAAATCTAGTTTGATTATTTGCCAAGCGAAGCATGACCTTTGTAACATTGTGGCGCATTGGAACGAACTTCTCAATACGACCTGTAACACCTGTCTTGCTAGTAGTGAATAAATCGCCTACCTGATAAGTGTATCCGCCTAGTGTCATTTGTTTTCCTTTCTGTTTTGGGTCTTAGTATAAGTTTAGCAAAAAAATACAAGAAATACAAATCAAGGGGGGATTTTGGGAGGTTTTTTAATGTGACCTTAATCACAAAGTCGTAACTTGACAAATCTATGTTTTGCGGGCCGAGCACTTTTGCGGGGATTTATTGAATAAGAAAAAAGAACAATATCATCCATGCTAAAAATATATATTGCATTTTCATTATGTGAATGTTTATTCTATAAAAACATACCACTCAAGTTTATCATCATCACCAACAAAGGTCTCAACCTCATCATCAAAGTCATCAAGTAAAACTAAATTGAAACCTTCTTTAGTTTCTGATATTTCTTTTACTGTTAGATATTGTTCATCGACCTTTATTAGATCACCTTCCGCCAATTGGTTTGGCAGAAGATAATCAGCAAAGACAAGTTCCATGTTCATCATTGTATCAGACATTTATCGAATAACAACCTCTCCGTTACGATAAAAAGTTTTTGTATACATTTTACCTGTTGGGTCAGATAGATTATAGGTTGCGTATTCTTTAGCATCTCCAAAGTCCACGCATTTTTCCCACGCATCAACAGCAGTTAGCATATCTGATACTCGCATAGTATTTACCAATTCTCCGTCATACGAAGTAGTAAGCGCATAAGTGTATTCCATTTTAGTATTCCTCTCTTTCAATAATCCACGCATCTAGGTGGTGTGCTTCAATAATAGCAGAAGCAGGGGCAAAATTCTTACCTTGCCACGATATGCCTTCTGGCAGGGTAATGTAAGCGTCCCATAGTCCTAAATCATTAACCATGTCAATAGCCTCAACACAAGGCTGAACCATAGACTTAGGAACGGGCGGGTAGTGATTAGCAGATAAGTGAATTCCTATCTGTTGTTCAATGTCTAAATTATCCATGTCTGATAAATCATTAGCAAAATTACTTCCCATTTTAGTTAGCCTCCATAGTAGCAAATAGTTCAGGCTCACTTAGTAAGCCATTGTCAAAAATAACTGAGCCATCTTCATCTAAGATTAGCCCATAAGGATTACAAATACAATCCTCAAAATCATAGGCATCTCCATTACCGAAGTAATCAACACCTTTTCCATTACACAAATTACAATTCTGAATTGTGCGTAGTGCGTATTCCAATTTATCCATTTTTATTTCCTTTCTTTATATAAAAATCTTACCATAGTGGTCTGACAATTACAAGTCAGACACACGAACCGCAATAGTAGCCCATTTAGAGCCATTGAACCTAATTGAATAAGCCTGATAATCAGTACCTACCCATACATCATCTCGCTTTTCAGCAAAGTTTATTTCTCCGCCCTGAAATTTACGGGCATAAGAGGTAGGTCTATAATACTGACCTACAAGTAAATCTTCAATTGAATAACTTCTCATTGAATTTCCTTTCTTTATTTTCAGGCTTCTAGCCTATCATTTTTATTTTATAAAATCAAATCGACACGCCGTAATTTAAGAAAAATTTTGGGTGTGTTTTTAATCACATCTTAACAGCCTGTGGATAACCTGTGGATAAGGGGCCGACATTTTTGTTGAAAGTTCAACTATTGTTTAGCAGCGCATACAAAACATTTTAGATCTGCGACAAAAATTCTACCGCAGATTTCGCATGTTTTAAATTTAAATTTCTTTTTTGGCAATTTTAATTATAAAATAAATTGAAAGCCATAACGAAATTTGAACAAGTGTAGTTAGAAATCTTGTCATGAAATAATTCCTAACTCATCAACACCGCAAGCAGTTTCGAATTTTGCCTTATCAAATAATTCGTTTTTAGTTCCGAAATAAGTTGAAAAGCCTTCTACCAAATCCTCATAGACTTGCGGATGAATTTCATCTTTTACATCTGCGAGGATTGAAGCGATAGCCTTGAAATGTGTTTTAGTTAGCGTCATTCTATTCATCTCCTAACAAAATCCATGAGTGAGTGGCTCCCTCATTTACTCTATCGAGTTCAGCAAGTAATTCATCACGAGTAAATAGTGAAGCGTCACCAAGCATTTCTGTTACTGCTTGAATGTTCATCTGAATAAATACATCCGCAGGCAGGTTTTTGATAGCGCCTAAGAATGGCGAATGGTCAGCAATGCGAGAGATAAAATTTACACCATTAGAGGTGAATGGGTAGTCTGTATAGGTTGCGTTAGTCATTAGTTATTTTCCTTTTCTTTCGTTTTTACTATTTTAGCAATTTTTTCTAGGTTTGTCAATTTTTGCGCTTTTCGCTGTGTTTCAATGAGAGCCTTGAATTCATCTAATTTCATTATTCATCATTCCTAACTGCTAGTGTGCGGTAAGCATAACCGCCATTTTGATTTCTAACTTCAACAAGATACGCCTCAGCGTTTTCATACCATACGCAAGCAGGGTGTTTTTCTGCTGATACAATTTCTCCAACAAGGGAATTGGAACGATAAGTTTTGCCTACTAATAGGCTTGGAATTGAGTATAAATTAGCACTCATTTTTTACCTTCTTTCATTTTCTTACTCTGTAAGTTTAGCATTTTTATCTGACAAAATCAAATCCAAAATGCGGATAAATCGGACATTTTTGAAATTATTTTTGTGAGAAAAATCACAAACCCCGTAAATGCGACACGCCCGAACGCGGGGGTCGGCAAATTTTTGTGATCACAAATCAGTAAATTTATTTTTGTGTTTTACTTTTCGTGAATATTTTTTCTTTGAAGGAATTGCTGTTGCAGCATTGCTACGACGCAATTCTTGAATTCGTTTTACTTTTTCTGTAACCATTTTAGTTACTCCTTTCATTTTATTCAAAGTAAATTGCTCCTTTTACATTTTTATGATTTACGCAAACATTACCACGAGGGATTTCAACATGGCATTTGAAGCAGAGCATTTTCATTTCTGCTTTTGTTAGTATTGCTAATTCTAAATCTAATTTAGTATCAGCAGAAGCATTTTCTAGCGATACCCAACCAGCACCGCTTTTATTCATTTCAAAAATTTCAATAGACATTATTTATTTACCTTTCTTTAGTATCCAATAATTTCTAAGTCATAGTGTTCTATGGCTTTTACTATGTTCATTACACCTTTGTATTCTCTACATCTACGACAGATGCTATCCCACCCGTCCATTTGTAGTGAACAGAATACGCAGATGTTATCTGTCACGCAGATACCTTTTTCAATTAGCAAATCTACTATTTCATTTCTATTTAGTGTAGTCATTTTTTGACCTACCTTTCTTTTATCTAATACAAGTATTCTAGCAGGGGGGTCTGACATTTTTGGGGGTACAAAACGGACATTTAGGACTTTGTGATGTACCTCACATGTGACTTAAACCACACACATAAAAGGTACAAAACGGACATTTGGCCGACGCACTCGGGAGTGTCGCAGCCATGTGGTGTAAATCACACACGACACGCCGCAATAGGACTTGACTTTTTGATATTTTTATGTTAGACTTCCAGTATTAGAAATTAAGAAAGGTTAGGTCTAAATTATGGACTTTTTAGATTATATGGATGAAATTTACGAGGAACTCGTCTCAGAGTTTGGACATGAGATTGAGAGTGAGTGTATCCACGAGTGATATAAATCACAGGGGACACACCCCACAGACACCCCAATTTGTCAGTGGCAGGGTATAGGATAAGATTACTAAATAGAAAGGATAACTAAATGAAAACACTTAGTTACACAGCAGAAAAGGGAGACACCCTTGTTTCTGTATCAAATCGCCTTATGGTTAGCGAGTATCAAATAAATAACCTATTAGATAGCCTAGTATCAAATGGCTATACAATACTCACCACAGAGGTGGGTGACGGAGATTACTCTCCACATTGGCAAGGCTAAACCTTGTCAGTGCTACCTGATAGAATTACATTATTAGAAAGGATAAATAAATGATAAACGCACTAACTAGAATTGAATGCGATGAATGCTATGGACACGGAGTTATCTTTTGGGGTAACGATACCGATTATGATGTAGAACCTTGCGAGTGTGTAGCCAATGGCTAACTACTCAGCAGAACAACTACGCAGAAAAGCCCACTTAGAAAATGGTGGCACAATTGCTAACTATGACCGCTCACATTATGATACAATAAACAAAGGAGAAAATAAAAATGATACCAGTAAGACTAACAACAACTAACGGAGAAACTAAGACTATAAATCTACCTAACAAAGAAACAGTTGAAACTTTTATTTCAACATTCTCAAGTTCACTGCCACAGGGGATTGCTGTAAATATTGACGCCCCACTCATCGGAATTCACAGTGGTTGGTTGTTTGGACAAAAAATAAACTAAGAAAAGTGTGCACCTAAAAAGTGCTCACTATTTTTTTGATCGTTTATTTTTGTTTTATGTATCATACACAATAACAAAAAATTCAGATTTTTGCTATAATAGAATCTATGTATTGCGATCATGTATATAAAGAAATGAATTCAGAAATTTGTGAACTTTGTGGCGGGGACACACACAAAACTAATTGGTCATATCAACATGAGTTGCATAGAGATTGGATAGCATCAGGTAAAGCAGAGTCACAAGGATGGACATCAATATGACAGAAAATAATAGTTGGACATTAAAAATTTTTTCAGAATTTTGTTGTGATGGTTGTACTTGTAAATCAGAAAAAGATCATCTTATTGACAAGGACCTTGGAGGCGTGAAGCCTTCTTCAGTGTTTCAGGTAGAAGATGAGCATATTTATGGGCAACCTCAGTAGCATGATCGTCACCATCTAAATAGTGTTCTTCTTCTAAAGGATTATCATCTTCTCCATGATGTGTTTGACATAATAAGATGTCATAATAATCTTCATCACCAAAATATCTATCTGGTCTCCAGTGTGCTTGATTTGTTCCAGAGAACCAGATTGCTTGATTCTTTTTCATTTCAAATTTATCGTCTTCAACATAAAAGTCCCAATCAAGTGTTTTATCTAATTCAATTGTAAACATATATGCTGTATGTGTTTCAGATCTATCTTGGTGCGGGTACAAAGAAGGAATTTCTCCACTAAGAGGAGAATATCTAGCCCAAAGAATACCTATATGATCAACAGGACCACCTGTCTTTTCTTCAAACTTTTTACGAATCTTGTCTTCAACTTCTTTAGACAATCCAGGTAGTGGACCATTTCTACGTTCACTAAAGAATATAACTAAAAAGCCATTATTAGTATTTTTACGGAAATGTAACCAAGGATCGTTAGCCTCTTTAATGCCAAGATCCATAGTATCTTGTATGCTCTTGTATATAGACGCATATTCTTCTGGAGTAAAAAAGTTTTCTTCGATATGTGGCTTGATGGCTTCTATTTTCATATTTAGATTATAGCATTGATTATGATATACTAATAAGGACGTTAGGAGGCCTATATGGCACTAGAAAAAATGAGTTCTGTAGAAACAGACTGGTACGTAACACAGCAAGGCGATAGACAGGCAAGAGACTTTATTTTTAAGGATTTTTGCGATTATATTCTTGTTATTAAGACATTTGCTGATTTAAATGATACAAATAATTTGCAGCAAACAGAAATAGTTCATATTAATTCAAATGATGGTTCTTCAATACATAAGAAGTATGATGAATTAGATCCACCATTAAAGGATGCTTTAGAAAAGGCTAATTTCCCGATTGTGAAGTAAAATACTTCGAAACAAAAAATCCCACTTGGTCTGACATATACTCTCTATGAGTATCATCTAGAACAAGTGGGTTTTCTGTATCTTCAACAACCTGTGCAACAATAATGTCATAGTAGTCATCTTTAGAAAACTCTATATCTGGTCTCCAATGTATTTGATGAGATCCAGAAAATAACACAGCGCTATTTCTTGTAATATCATAACCCTGATGTCCTACGTAAACTGTCCAGGGTAGAGTATGATCTAACTGTATACTCAATGTAAATGATGCTTGGTCTAATCCAACATCATAATGAGGATGAAGCCTAGGCTTGCTATTTGATTCTAGCGTATACCTAGGCATATGGTTTCCCCACTCTTTAACTTTTATAGGAACATTTTTCTGAACTATCTCTACGATTTTATTTCTAATATGTTCGCTAAAAGGTTTTGTATTTGTTATATATCCACAACTGCCATCTACTATAAAATTCTCGCTTTGTGAGCGGGATTCATAGATTTCCTTAATTTCTTCTTCAGTGAACACATTGTTAATTACAATAGGCTCAAAGTCAGAAAATAAGGTTTTATTAGTCACGAATATATCCGTTTTCCTTCAAGGTATCAAATAGCATCCCATTAACAGCGTTAAGTTGTTCTTGCTGTTGTGAAATAACAGATTCCACTTGATCAAGCGGAACACCTGCATTAGCAGCCATTCTACGATTGTACTCATTGACGGTTTGTGTCATAAGAGTAACGCCTTCTTCTCTCAACATTTAATCACCACTTTCCTATTGGACATTTTGCTTGTTTTAGTGTTGTCTTAAGTTTCATAAAACAACCACACTTATTACATTTTACCAAACGTTTGTTTAGATGTTCGCAAGACATGCATATTTCGAGACGGGATTTAACGATCTCTTCATCACTTCTTGGCTGATTAGGATTTAATAAATCCCAAGGCTTAACATCATCACTCACCATTCCATTCTATCATAATACGTAACAGAATACTCACCACCAAACACTTCAGCATATGAGAAAATATCAGCCATATATTTCTTCACGGTTACAGCACCTACCTTATCGGTCTTATATTTATATCCATCCACAATTGTTTCATGTGAAACATTTTCCTTGATGAGATTATCGGACAACTCCTGTATATATCTTGGTTTACCGTATGCTCGGTTTGTAAATGACTGTTTTGTATATACCGTCCGAATTCCATCATCTATTTGTTTTGCTACATCTGTATTATGTATAACATATTCTACTGCAGGACAATTCATCCTTTCAGACCATACTCGCATGTTTTCGCTGTAAGACTCCATATTGCGTAGGGTAGAGTCAGCGTAGGCCATGCGTATCATCTCTGTCGCCGATGTTTCAATTCCTGTTGCGAACGCAATTAAATAAGCGGTTGCGAATGGAAATTTGTCGCTGTACTTTGTAATTTCAAAATGTATATTTGGATTAAAAGATTTTTCCGACATTCTATCATTTGCCATACGCATATGATTGCCTATAGACACATAATCAAAGTTATTTATGTCACAGTCTACAAACAGGCAATCTTTTGGATCCACGCCGTCTGAAAGGCAAAGAATATTTTTATCATATGTACCTACTACTACCGAACCGTTAAAGCGATTTAGTAATTTCGCCGAGATAAAACCATCCATATCTGGAGAAATTATTATCTTGTCAAAACCTTCGATAGTATTAAGAATTTCTTTTTTCAAGTTTTCTCCATTCTTCAAAAAATGATTGTGCTATTGCAATTTGTATTTCTATACCAAAGTGTTTGTTATCTCTACCATACTTAAAGTAATGATGATCTTTATATTTATTAATTAATTCAAAATCCGTAGACTTAGCAAAGTCCATATATCCCTTATAATTAAAATTATGTTTTTCTACTATATCTGTTATTGTATTATTCCATGTTGTCCAAAAAAATGGAACTCCTATTGCATCTAAATAGTCTTCTAGTATTTTTATTTGAGTGTTAAACATATAAAATAAAGAAAGCATGTCAACAGCAGAACTTTTTGGTCTTGCGTTTTCATGTGCAATATCTTTTGGAACAACCTTTAAAAATTCTCCATCGTTAAAGTGTAAAGTAGAAAATATTCTTTCTGGATCCTCATCTAAAAATACGTCAATTCTTCCTAAATTTGGAAACACAACAAAAATACCGAGTGGTTTTCCATATATCTTTATATATCTATAAATATTTGTTATTATAGATGTTACAGACCCACCATTTAATCCTAAATTTATTATATCTTTTCCATTTAACTTGTCATTTAAAAATTGTGGCCAAATTAAATCATTAGGCAATGCGGTACCCATGGTATTTGAACATCCAGCATATATAAAACTATTAGTAGTATCTATGTCTTTAAACTCTTTTGATCTAAAACCATCACTATTAAAAGAATACTCTATATCATCTTTTTTATTATCTTGATGTCCGTGACAACTACAATCGTAGCAAAATTCTTTAACCGTACACGGAAACTTAAGAATTTGTGTTTGACTTGTTTTGTCAAAACCTGGATAAAATCCTATAAGTTTTTTATCAGAAAAAAAATCCTTAACTTTATCAAAAAACTTTATTGGCTCTCTAGAGTTTATCATTTTAAAAAACTCCTGTTATAATTAACCCTGTTATGTTTACTACTGAGGGTACAGCATTAGTGATTGAAATAATAATAGGCATGTCTACTATTCTAGCAGGTGTTGGCGTTTCAATCAAGTGGCTTACAAAACATTACTTTGATGAAATAAAGGCAGAATTTAAACCTAATAGCGGATCAAGCCTAAAGGATCAAGTAAATAGGCTTGAAGAAAAAGTAAATATAATTTACGACATAGTTATTAAAAATAAGAATTAATTATTTTTGCCAATTTAAATTATCAAAGAAATATTGAGTAGAGTATCTGCTTCCAGATCTTACTTCAAATATTTCATGTATATATTTTGATTCAAATACAACAAAGTCTCCAGCAACTGGTTTATATATATATGGATCTTTTATATCAGAAAGTTCTGGATATTCTATTGGAACATCATCATTATGAAAATGTAATTCTCCACCATCTATATCGTCATTCCAATAAAAAATTCCAGAAATAGTAATAGGACTTCTTCCACCTTCTAATGCTCCTGGGTGTGGTTGATAAGTTCCAGTTGGGATGTCTGGATGTGGTCCAAGGCTCATACCTGGATCTCTTCTGTCTACTGTTAAAAAAGTTGTATTTTCTAAACCACCGTAATCTGGTTCTCTTAATACTACATTTCTTTCTGCAAGTTTAAAATCTTTATTTATCATTGGCATTGCTTTTTTATGAACAGAATAAATTTTTCTATGTACTGTATGAGGAAGCCATTCTCTTAATTGTCTAACTGGTTCATCTGTACAAACGCTTTGAGTCCACAATGCATCTGGAAACTGCTTTACTGCTTCTAAAACAGAAAGTCTATCTTCTTCAGTCATTAGATTTTTATAAATTTTAATCATATATTGATTATAACATTGTTTATATATTATATATATAGTAATTTATCTCTGAGGGAAAGTCCCCCCCTCCCCCCATAGATTTTTTATGTTTATATCTATAGTTGAAGTGAGTTTTATCTCTAGTGCAAAGTCCCCACAAACCCTATAAACACTATACCATAAACAATTTTCTTAAGCAAACATTGTAAATACTAAATGTCCATTTTATCCCTTATGATATACTTTTAATTGCTTGTCCCTTGGTCTGTCTCTCATACCCACCGACCTTGGGACAAGTCCATATTTCATGGTATAATCTGTTTATCATGGCAAATTCTTGTTCTCCAGAAATTTTTGGTGCTGATCCAGCATCTTTACAGTGGAGAGTTGTTCGTGGTGATACCGCAACATTAAAAATAGAATTTTTTGAAAATGATGAATCAACATACTACAATACTGAGGGATGGACATATAAAGCAACAGCATACGATCAATCTGGAGATGTATTAGACGCATTAGATTGTAGCGCATCGGATGGTTATGTTACAGTTACTGCTCTTCCCTCAGTAACTGAAAATTGGGGAACAAAGTATCTATCTACAGTTGCAGAGTTGCCATTTGATTTACAAATAAAAATACCAGATGAAGATAACGATATTATCTGGACTCCAGTAATAGGAACTATTTATGTTATAGGAGACATTACCCCTGGAGGAACACTATAATGCCAGTGGTAAAAATTACAGACAAAAAAGAAAACATTCCATCAATAATTAAAATTAATGGAAAAATATATAAGGTTAAATAGGAGATAATATGGATCATTCATTACTTACACTTTCAAATGTAACTGCAACAAAACTTACACCAAATGGTAAGCATTCTGGTATGGACATTACATTACAAAATGTAAATGAGTCTGGTTATATTTATATTGGTGGAGAAGGTGTGACATCTTCTAATTATGGTTTTAGAGTTATGCCAAAACACTCTTTTTCAATTGAACTAAATGGTAATGATGCAATTTATGCAATAGCATCTTCCAATGGATTATCTCTTGCTGTTCTAAAAGCAAGACTAGAAGTAGGGTCATAATGGCACGTTTTACACACCCTGCCATTTTTGATGATAGTGGATTATCACAGTTAAATCCTTACTACGGCTCATTTTATGATGTCCAAACTCAAACTGTTACTCAGGCACAAGAATCTACTGGCATTCCAGTTTTAATTAGGCAATTAGACTCAGATTCAACAAATGGTTTTACTATTATAGATAATAGCAAAATGAAAGCATCCCATGCTGGAGTTTATAACTTTGCTTTCTCATTTCAATTTCATAATACTGGCGGTGGCGGACAAGGAACAACTGTAGAGGTATGGTTTGTAAAAAATGGCACAGCAATTCCAGATTCAAATACTCGTATTGCAGTAAATACAAACAGCCCATATGTTGTTGCTGCGTGGAATTTATTTCAAAAATTGAATGCTAACGATTATGTTCAACTTTATTGGGCAACAGATAATCATCATATTCAATTGACACATAATACTGGAACAATGGGTGGGCCTGCAATTCCTTCAGCAATTATTACAGTCAATCAAGTTGGCTAATATTATGGGATAATAAGTCCATGCCCGTATCAAAATCAATGGACTTTCCAGGAAATAAAAAATCAAGTTATGCTGCACAGGTTGTAGAAACTCAAAACACTAATTCTGATATTTTAATTAACTATGTTCCTGTTCCTGGTCCAATGGGGCCTCAAGGGCCACAAGGTGTACCTGGACCTCAGGGTGTTCCTGGAAAAGACGGCATTCAGGGTCCTAAAGGCGAAAAAGGACCATCTGGAAAAGACGGAAAGAGTTCTTTGTCTTCTTCTGGACAACAGGCTGGATGGGGTGCATATTTTAATCAAAATAGAAAAGATATTAGGCTTGGAGTCAATCAAGGAGATGATGGCTGGGTAAGCGTTTGGGTAGACTCAAAAGGTAGTAATACAAATGAAAAATATTTACCAGAAGAATGCACAAGTCTTTGGAATGCAGAACAAAGAATGCTAAATTTTCACGGTTTAAAGATAGGATCTCAAGTATTTGTTACATATAACTTTGAACTTACAACTTATAGCAATAATACAGAGGTTTGGATTAGAACATTTTTTCCTAAATCTACTACTGAAATTTCACAGTTTGTTGCGTCATTAAAATACCAATATGTCTATAATATGTATGTTACTCAACATTTTTTTATTGAAGACAACTCTATGTGGAATTCTGGGGCAGTACCTCAAATTAGAACTGACTACGACTCATCAGTTTTAATGAATTCAATATATGTGTCTGTGATATAATTTACACGGAGGAACTATGGCATTTCCAGGAACATATAATATAAATTACTATAAGGGTGATACTTACGAATTTCGTATTTACCCTAAAAATTCTAACGATACTTCTTTTTTGATGAACGCATACACAGGCGGTGGAGGTACATATGATGATGATAATAATCCTAGTACTCCAGAGGTTGACTATGATAATGTAATGTTTGTTTTTGCAGAAACTAGAGAATCTAGCAATTGGCATAAATGTTTAGCATATATTTCAACTGACTCAACATATGTTCATTGTGCGATTAGACCAGAGGATTCTCAATATTTAGATCCAGATAAAACATATGTTTACGACGTTCAAATTGCAAAAAGCACTACCCCAGATTTGCCAGACGGTGTTCCAAATTATCCACAAGTACACACTCTTTTAACTGGAACAATAGAGGTAACAGGCCAGGTAACTCCGTAATGGCAATATTTAACTATGATGTTAAACTAACAAATGACGACCTTCTTGTAATAGGTGGACCAGAAACTGTAAAAGTTGAATTAGGCTTTGGCAATAAGGGTGATCGTGGTAGTTTAATATTTGTAGGAAATGGAAAACCAGATTCTATTGATATTGGACAGACACCAAATGTTTTCGATTTATATATAAATTTAAAAAAAGATGATTCTGAATATTTAATGATTTATCAATATTCTTATGGACTAGGATCGTCAGAGGCTCAATGGGAACCTTTAAATAAATTAATTCCTAATACTTACAGTGGAATTGAAGAAATACCATTTGCTACAAATAATTATTGCACAATCCCAATATCTTCTATTGTAGACCCATCATATACTGGAAATACAAACTCTTCTAATTTTAGTGTTCAGGCAATTTTGGCTACCCCCGCAGGATATCCAATAGCAAGTTCAATAAAAACAGAAATAGTTCAAATTGACGAAAAAGACCATTTAAAAATTACATTTTATGCAGCCGAATTCAACGGAACATCTTGGTCTAATATTACAGAAACTAGAACAGCACATATTCACATTTCGGTGGTATAATCATGGGGGTGATTTAGGTGGCAGAAGAAAATATCGGCGGTATATGGAATGTTAAGCAGCCAGGCTATGACGACAAGGCTGACATTCAGGCAGCATTAAAACTATTTTTATATGGAGATTATAATTTTAATACAGATGCATCTGAGTCATCACAAAAAGCAGCACTAGCAACAAATAATGGTATAGCAAGACACCTTCAAGATCTAAAAAATAGAATAGAAGATCAAGAAGAGTTAGGCATAGGATCTGATTATTTAACAGTTTCAGCAATACAATCTTTGTCTAATCCAACAGACGGCTTTATTGCAATGGCTTCAGATTCAACTGGTGCAGCAGTACAAAGCACATATGGAATTGCTTTATATCAAAATGATGAACCAACAACAAACTTAATAGATGGAATTGTTTGGATCGATAAAAATTCAGAAAATAAAGATGTATATGTTTATGATGATAATAATTTTGTAAAAGTTGGAACCTACACAGAAGCAAAAGGTGATTTAATTGTTGGTGCATCTGAGGGTGTAACTCAAATACTCCCTATTGGAGATAATGGTAAAATTTTAACTGCAGACTCCAGCGCACCTCTTGGAGTTTCTTGGATAGATCCTGATTATGAAAATAATAAAAATATAGCATCAATTTATTTTGGGGATTATTCACAAACTAGTTTAACTGGAATTGCTGTTAATGGAGTTGCAGAAGATGAAATATTACAAACAATTGATAATGATGATCTTGAATTAGCAATAACAAAAAGTGCATCTTCTACAAAAACAAAAATTAACTTTACTGGAATATGTAGGCCAACAACTGATACAAATACAGAAGCATTTATTGGATTGCAAAGAAAGATTAATACTGGAGCATATTCTACAATTAATATAGGTTTAGTATCAAAAGAATTTACAAGTTTACATTTTGAATGGCTAGATACTCATGGAGCAACAACTGGAGATGTCATTACATATAGACTTATAAATATTACACCAAATGGATATTCTCCTAACGTTATTACACAAAGATTTGGAGAAACATCTGACACATTTATAGTGGAGGAGATCTAATATGGCAAATATAAGTTCAAATAGTAAAGTTGCATATATGTATGATTCTGCTTCAGATATGTGGTATGCAATTGCAGGTGTTGCAAATACAAACGTTCCTTATACATGGACACAAGCACATATTTTTGGTGATAAGGTAACTGTTAATGATGTTATTAAGGCAAAAGGCGGAGTTAATATATTTCAAAATCCTTCTGCAAGAGATGCAGCAATAACATCTCCAACAGAAGGAACTGTATGTTTTGTTGAACAAACTGATGGTGGCACAGAAATAAGTCAAATTCAATACTATAACGGAATAAAATGGATAGGATTATTAGACACATTAGTTTTTGCTGAAAAAACATCAAATCATACTTTAGTGCTTGGAGATGCTGGAAAGACATTAACAATAAATTCTGGATCTGATACAACTATTACAATACCACTTAATGCTTCTGTACCGTTTGAAATAGGACAAAGACTAGATATAGTAAGAGTTGGTGCAGGAGAGGTTTCTTTTGTTGGAGCATCAGTTGGAGTAATAATCAATAGTAAAAATTCTAATAAAAAAATTGCTGCAAGGTATTCTGGCGCAACCCTTATCAAATATGATACGAATACCTGGGTTCTTATTGGCGATTTGAAAGCGTAGGTTCCAAAATGCTTAATTCTATTTGGGCCTTCTTTAAAAAGGGAATGGGAGTAGTCCCAAATATAGTTGGACTTCCAAGATTAGATGCAAGACAATCTCTACAGAATGCTGGATTTAATTATGGAATAGAAACAGAAGAAGTTCAAGACAACGAAGCATTAACTGGTAAGGTCAAGTCACAAGATGTTGCTCCAAGTACTTTATTAGATTATGAAAGTGTTGTAAATTATAAAGTTCATACATTTTCATTTTCAACATTTGGTGTATTTGGTTTTTCACCATTCGGCGTTTTTGGTTTTTCACCATTTGGTGTCTTTGGTTTTTCACCATTTGGTGTTTTTTCATTTTCTCCTGGAGCATGCCCAGATCCAGGCCCATGGAGTGAGTGGTCTCAATGGAGTATAGGTGAATGGGGTCCATGGGGAGAATGTGAAGCAGATGGATATAAAAGACAATATAGAACTTATACCAGAACTAGAACTAGAACTGTCTATACTCTTGTAAATGGAGTATGTACTGCTGGAACTGAAACAGATACAGAAACAATGCAAGATGTAAACGTAGAATCCTGTGGTACTCCAACGTTTAACTTTATGCCACCGTTTTCAGTATTCTCATTCACACCTGCATTCTCGGTGTTCTCGTTTACACCAGCATTCTCGGTGTTCTCATTTACACCAGCATTTAACTTTATGCCACCGTTCTCGGTGTTCTCGTTTACACCAGCATTCTCGGTGTTCTCATTTACACCAGCATTTAACTTTATGCCACCGTTCTCGGTGTTCTCGTTTACACCAGCATTCTCGGTATTCTCGTTTACACCAGCATTCTCGGTGTTCTCATTTACACCAGCATTCTCGGTGTTCTCATTTACACCAGCATTTAACTTTATGCCACCGTTCTCAGTATTTTCATTTACGCCAGCATTCTCAGTATTTTCATTTACGCCAGCATTTTCGGTGTTCTCATTTACGCCTGAAGCAACATTCTCATTTACACCTGAAGCAACATTTAATTTTGCACCTTGGGGATAAAAATACCCCCAAGGCACAATTATTTAATTTGGGAACTTTTTCATAAGTTCTAATGTTCTTGGAGTTAATCCTTTCCAGGAACTCCAATCTTTTCCACCTTTTGACATATAGAATGCAACTTCAGCATTTAATACTGGATTAAATAACTCAACATTTGATTCTAAGTTAAACTTATCTCTACGGTCAGGACCAAGGTCACCAATCATATTTATTTGAAATAAGCCATAAGAACTATCACCAGTTCTTTTACTGTTGTTAAGGGCTAATGGTCTACCGCCAGATTCTTTCTTGGCAATTGCCCACGCCTCCTTAAGATTTTGACCTTCAAATCCTACTAAAGATAGTAGATTTTTAAGATCTTTGTCAGATAGATTTATAGCACTTTTATATTTTTCTAACTGATCTTCTTTAGCCTCAGAAACACTTTCGGCCACTTCCGTGGCCTCTATTGTTTCTCCCAGCACGATATTACTATCGTTTAATCGGTTTTCAGAAGCATTAGCAATGTTTGACCATATGGTAAACATAGCCATGATGCTGAGTGTACCAATGATTCTTTTGTTATTATACATAAAGTTAATCATAGTTTCCTCCTTAGAAACGAAAAACACCTTTTTAGGGGTGCTTGACATTTCTTAGTATAACATAGTTTACATCAAATAGTCAAATAATGATATAATTAACTTTATGGCAGATATAACAGAAACGTATGGATTAAAATTTCCAGAGGCAACAGACTCTGTAAATGTACACAATGATATTAAAAAATTAGCGGATTCTGTAGAAACTGCACTAGAATCATTAGATGCATCAAATGTTAGAATAAAAGTTATTAATAAAACAACAGAAAATATTTCTGGAGCAACACCAGTATATGCTGCTACATATCTAGATGGTTCTAATTTAATTGGACAATACGATGGTAGAACAATAATAAAACCATTTACATCTAATTTTTCAGATAATTATCCATTATTAGGATTAACAAATGGAACAATTAATGCAAATGGTGGAGTTGGAGAAGTTGTAACTTCTGGTGTTCTTTCATATTATGGACTAAATACAAGTTCTTATAACCCTGGAGATATTTTATATGTAGACTCAAATGGATCATTAACAACAGAAGCAGTTGGTGGCGCAATAGGAGTTGTTGCAATTAGATCTGTAAATAATGGAGTAATAGTTATTTCATCAAAAGGAAATGGAACTTGGGGAGCATTGAAGGCTGGATTAGCCTAATATGATATAATCAACACATGGCAACATATCGTGGATCCGCTTCTTCATATGATATAGGTGAAAAACCACCAACAGTTATTTGGACTGTAGTTCGTGGAGATACCTCTGGTTTTAAAGTTTACGTTGTTGATGATGCTGGACAGCCTTTAATAATTCCAGATTGGAATATTAATATGAAAATTAAAAGACCAAATAATTCTGCTGACTTAGGCATTATTACAGATGATGCAACATTAATTATGGAATTAAATCCAGCAGCAGATGCAGATGATTTAATTGGAGAGTTTACTGTTTGGCTAACTTCTTCAGAATCTTTTATTTTACAAACTGGAGACATCTTTGATATTCAGTTATCAGATGCTACAAGAGTCTGGACAGTCGCTCAGGGTAGTATGAAGATTCTTGAAGATGTAACTGATTAATGGCAACAGCAACACTATCAAACCTACAACATAAAACAAAGTATATAAAACCAATAGATTATTCTGTAAAACAAATAAGTTTAATTTCTCCTACAGTAACAATAAAAAGTGACTTACCATTTAGAGTAAGATTTAAGTCTATACAAATTGAAGGATACAGTGCTTCTAATCCCCCTCCAATTCCATTACAGGTAATTGGTTTTAGTAACTGGATTCTTTAAAAATATAAAAAAGGAGTTATAATAGGCACATGGCAAAAATCTCAGTTCCAACACTAAAAACCAAATTTCAAACTGGTGATCGTCCTACACAACAGGATTATGAAGATTTAATTGACTCAACCTCAGCACGTTCCACAGATCTTGGGACAATGGGTAATAATGAAAATACAATTACTGGTATTGAGAATGCCACAGTGATTGATAATTTTGATGCCACAGAGTGGCGAATGGTTAAATATATTGTTTCTATTGCTAAAACAACAGCAGGAGACAATAAGTTTTATGCAACAGAGTTGACCATCTTGGTAGACGGTACAAATGTAAACGTTTCTGAGTATGGCACGATAGACAATGATGGGAATATTGGCACCATTAGCGTCTCTAGGGTAGGAAGCACAGTTTCGTTAACTGTTACTCCAGACCCAACAATTAAGCCAGTCACAGTTCGTTATGCACGAATTGGACTTAAGGCATAAATAAGGAGATAAAAAATGGCAACAGTAACAAAAGACTTTAAAGTAAAGAATGGTCTTATTGTTGAAGGCACAACAGGTACCATCGACGGTCAAGATATTCTTACAAAGAAAGTAGATGACCAAAATTATATTATTGGTCTTATTGGTGGAACAGCCACCTCAACAAATACACCAGACGCAGTTGTAAAGCGTGATGGTTCAGGCAACTTCGCTGCTGGAGAAATCACAGCAGACCTTGTTGGTGATGTAACTGGTCAAGTATCAGATATTTCAAACCATGACACAGATGACCTTTCAGAAGGTGCATCAAATAAATATTTTACAGATGCAAGAGCAGTAACTGCAAACACTGGTTTGTGGGACACAATTGGCTCCGCAGCAGATGCAGAAGCAGACGCAATTCTTGCAGCACAGCAATACACAGACGGAGAAATCTCTGACGAAGTTGCTGCTCGTGATGCAGCAATTCTTCTTGCTAAGAATGATGCAATTGCA